AACAAAACCCTGCGTATTACACAAACAGAAGAGCAAGAAACTAACCCTAAGTTTATTGCAAAAGACGAATGGATTAGCTATACCCTAGTGAACCCAATTATTAAGTCCTGGGATCATCAGAACGTAGCATACAATAAAAACGATGTACATGAATTCAGCATGGGATTAAGTTTTGAAGCAGTTAGTTATGACATGGGCATGGTTAATGATGGCACAGTAGAAGGTTTTGGTCAAACACACTACGACCAAACACCTAGTCCATTACAAGGCGGTGCCAGTGGCATATCAGCAAGCCCTACATTATTAGCACAAAGCAATGCCCTTAATAATGCTTCATCTTCGTTGACTAACTTAGTCAATACGGTTAATGGATATCAAAATACTCAGCCAACTGCTACTAATACAGTTTCAAATTTAACTACCATTAATACAAGCCCGGCAAGTATTAGCGGACTTCAAGGTGTAACGTTTCCAGTTACTACAACTACTACATCTACTACAACAGCAACTCCTGTTAATCTATAAGGATATAATATGTTTGGAAATTTACCTAACCCTGCAATCACCAACGATGCTAAAACATTCTTTGATAAATTCTTCGTCAGAGAAGTGAGCTTTCCAGCAGATCAAATTGACCTTACTGTTGCATTTTTTACAAAGAAAGGCTTTGATATTGAAAGCGCACGTAGTACTGCTATTGTAGTTCTTAATCAAGCAAGAGCCGACAATGTTAGCGTTTTTGATTTATTAAATAGTTTAAAATCATTAACAGATGTTCAGCTAAGCCAAGTAGTCGCACAGATCTTAAATACCTACAGAGAAAAAATTAGTCTCTTAGGATATCGTGTCGCACCTCTCGTAAATACTTACGAAAGTCGTAATATTTTAGTATAATATGGCTAGTAAATTTGCAAAAGGCAAGTTTGTTATGACTCGCCCAGACAAATACATAGGAACTAAAATTCCCTTTTATCGCAGTAGTTGGGAATGGACATTCATGCGTTTCTGCGACAATAATGACAATGTACAAAAGTGGGCAAGTGAAGCTGTACAAATCCCTTACAGAGATCCGTTAACTGGAAAACAAACGGTTTATGTCCCAGATTTTTTCATCCAATATGTAAATGCTAAGAACCAAACTCTAGTAGAACTAATAGAAATTAAACCAGCTAGTCAAAGCATTTTAGAACGTGTTGGTAAAAACAAATACAATCAAGCACAGTACGTAAAAAATCAAGCTAAGTGGGCCGCCGCAAACTTATGGTGTAAACAACAAGGAATAAGGTTCAGAATCTTAAACGAAAATGATCTGTTCCAGATGTAAAGCTGATAAGTAATAGTATGACTAAGAAACTTGAAGAAATCCTAAATTTGCCCACCAGCAAAAAGATCATAAAACAAGAAGAAAAAAAGCAACTTTCTGCTCCTGAGCCATTATTACGAGATATCAATGAGTACGATAAGATTAGCGCCGCACTTCCTATGGTTAAAGGCTTGGGAGACTTGGGCGATGCTGAACTAGACGAACTAGCGCAAAAAGCAAAAGATGCTTACGAAGATATCATGGACTTGGGTATGAACGTAGAAGCTCGTTATAGTGCTCGTATGTTTGAAGTTGCGGCAAGTATGTTAGGACATGCTATTACAGCTAAAAGCGCCAAGTTGGACAAGAAGTTAAAAATGATTGATCTACAGCTTAAAAAGCAAAAGATAGACAATGATGCTAACGGAGTTGACGATAGTGTTACTATTCAAGGCGATGGAGTTATCATATCAGATCGCAATAGTTTGCTGGAAAAACTAAAGCAAATGAAATAAATATAGTACTGGGATATAACATGAAATCATTTAAAGAATACTTAACAGAAAGCAAAAGAGTTTACGAATTTAAAGTTAAAATTGTAAAAGAATTGCCTAAAGATTGTGCAAAACAATTAAAAGAAGCATTAAGCGAGTACGATCCTGCTAATGTTAGCGCAGGCAAGAGTGCTCCAATCAGCAAACATTATCATGATTTTCCTGATCATAAAAATGTTAGTATGACAATATTCGATGTTACATTAAATTATCCTGCAAATACTCAGCAAGTAAAAAATGCTGTTGCGTCTAGACTAGGAATACACGAAAGTGAAATCAAAGTACTCACTGCTTATGAAGATTTAGAAACAGAAATTAATCATCAAAATGATAACAAATCAGGAAAGCATTTAATTGGAACTGATTATGAAGCTACTAATCATCAAGGTTTAGTTGGCGATGCACATAAGTTAAGTTTCTTAAAAGATATTCAATCAATGAGCCGTGGCTTAGAAGAAGTAACTGGTACTAATGATCAGTTGTTTGCTAAACCTGCTAAAGGCAAAACACAAGATATGCAACCTACTATCACTGAGAAATCAGGTATGACTAGCCCGATTGGAACTAAACAAAATAAATTAACACCGTATGCTAATAGTGTTAAAAACAGCCTCAACGTCGCGGCTAAAGGAAGATAAGATGGATATTAAAGATATTTACAAACGTGTTAAAGCAATTGATGAAAATCAATCCGTAGAAGAATGTGGCATTATGCCTATGCCAGGTTCACCAGATCAGCAAGACAATGTTAGCATGAATCTTAGCATGAACGCTAGCGGTGCTGGTGGTATCAGAGACCTAATGGGAATCCTACGCAACATTGAACACGGCGAAAACCCAGCTCAGGACGCAGGCGGCACTGACGAATTAAATGCATTGTTCGGCCAACCAGAAACACACGAGTCAGATCTATTATTAGGCGCAGAGCCAGAAATGGAAGAAGACTTTGGCAACAGCATGCAAGGTGCAAGTGGTGTTACTAAACACGATGTTGCTACTATGACAGACATGGGCTCCAACGATGGTCGAGGTGATCACGAAGCACGTAAGGTTAACGGCGGTGGCAATCCAATGAGAGAATCATTAGTTGACCGTCTAACTGAATTGTATCAAGAAATTAAAGAGGGCGACAGAAAGACAATGAGTCGTGCCGCTAAAGGCAACGAAAAATACGGTAAAGACGGTATGCAAGCATTAGCTAAAGCTGGACGTGAAGGTAAAAGTCTAGAACCAATTAAAGCCAAGTACAACAAATACGATTAAGATTCGTCGCAGTTAGCACTCTGTTTAACAGTGCCAAATAGACTCTTCGGAGTCTATTTTTTTCATTAAATACAATATGGCAAAATCACTAGACGGCGTCTTAACCAAAAAGGCGCATACTAAAGAAACGTTCACCGAAGAGCAAGTTCAGCACCTGCTAAAATGTGCTGACCCTGTAGAAGGTTACATGCACTTCGTTAAGAACTTCTTTCATATCCAACATCCTACCAAGGGTAAAGTAAAATTTGAGCCGTTTGAGTATCAAGTAAGACTATTACACAGTTACCACGATTATCGTTTTAACATTAATATGATGCCACGTCAAAGTGGTAAGACAACATGTGCCGCTGGTTATTTACTATGGTATGCGATGTTTCATCCGGATCAAACAGTTCTAGTTGCCGCGCACAAGTACACAGGTTCACAAGAAATTATGCAACGTATCCGTTATGGATACGAACTATGTCCCGACTTTATTCGTGCGGGTGTTGTAAACTACAACAAAGGTTCAATGGAGTTTGAAAATGGTTCAAGAATTGTATCAGCAACTACTACCGGTAATACTGGTCGTGGTATGTCTATATCCCTACTATACTGTGACGAGTTTGCATTTGTGCAACCAAACATTGCAGAAGAGTTTTGGACATCTATCAGCCCAACACTAGCAACTGGTGGTAAAGCAATTATCACTTCAACGCCTAACAGTGACGAAGATACATTTGCTACTATTTGGAAAGAGTCACAGGACTTATTTGATGAGTTCGGTAATGAAAGAACTGACCTAATGGGTCGCAACGGATTCCACGGATTCCGTGCAGAGTGGCATGAACATCCGGATCGAGATGACGAGTGGAAACGTGTTGAGCTAGGTCGTATTGGAGAGGAACGTTTCCGTCGAGAGTACGGATGCGAGTTCTTGATTTATGATGAAACACTAGTAAGCAGTCTCAAACTAACTGAAATGTTGGGCAAGGATCCAATGTTTAGAATGGGCCAAGTCCGCTGGTATAAAAAACCTACCCCAGGTAATACATATCTAGTTGGACTAGATCCTAGCTTAGGTACAGGCGGAGACTATGCTGGTATACAAGTATTTGAATTACCTAGTATGACTCAATGTGCAGAATGGCAACATAATTTAACTATTGTACAGGATCAAGTTAAGATATTTAGAGATATAATTAGATACATACAAACAGAAATCGGCGAAGATTTCCGTAATAGCATTTACTGGAGTGTGGAAAATAACACACTTGGAGAAGCGGCATTGATTGTTATTGCTAACTTGGGAGAAGATACATTCCCTGGATTATTCCTAAGCGAGCCTGTCCGCAAAGGGCATGTTCGTAAGTTCCGCAAAGGTTTTAACACAACACATAGTACTAAGATATCTGCGTGTAGTCGACTAAAATACTTTGTAGAAGAAGAAATCATGACTATAAACAGCAAAACATTAATTAGCGAACTTAAAACATACATTGCCGCAGGTGTTACATTTAAGGCTAAAGAAGGGCAACACGACGATTTAGTAGCGGCAGTATTACTAATTGTACGCATGATTGCAGTACTAGCTGAATGGGATCCAGCAGTATTCGATAGATTAAGTTTAGAGGGCGGCCTAGAAGACGATTGGGTAGAACCCTTGCCCATATACATATCCTCAAACATCTGATAAATATAACATGGAATCAAATTTAGATAAAATTGCGTTAGATTTGTATGATAAAATACAAACCAAATTTCCCGATGTAGAAATGGGCGATGAGCACGGCGATGTCTTAAGTAAAAAAGAAGATATCCCCAATGCTAGATTCTTTGAATTCGAATACAAAGAAAATGACAAAGTATTAGGCACTATTGCAATTACACTAGATGCTGAAGACGGTGTTGTTGTACAGATCAGCAGAGAAATTGTAGATAGCAAACACCACGGGGCTTACAAGTTCATTCGTGGTTTTAGACGTTTTGCTAAAGACAGATTATTAAATTTTGATATAAAAAATATTGGAAAAAGCAATCTTGATAAAAGAGATTATGCTTTCCAAGCTAAAGCTAAGGAAGAACCGATGAACCCCATTATGGAAAACAAAATGTTTGGCACCTCACGTATGAGTTACCAAGATTTAGGAGAAGCACGTTTAGTCGTAAAACACAGTCAAGCTGTTAATCCAGATCTTCCAGCAGGCCGTACAATGCACATTGAAGCAATTTATATTGAGAATGCAAGCGGTGAACGTTTTCGTTATCCACACAAGCATTTAAACGGAGCTCGTGCATTAGCAGAACATATTAAAGCAGGCGGTAATCCATATGATGGTATTGGTAAACATATTACTAACCTAAGTGAAGAATTAGCACAGTTGCGTAAATTTAAAGGTTACGTTGGCCGCAATGCAAACTTAGCAGAAGCAATGGGCGGCATTACTGATGTTGTATCAGAGCGCATTGAAACAATTAAAAAACAAGTAGGTATGCTACAGCGTCCTGCTTATTATGCAGAATTCGCAGAATCATTCGAAGCACATGAAGACGAAATGATTCCAGAAGAAATTATGAGTGACTTGATTGATCGTTTGACAATTCGTACATTCAACGAAGATTTAAAATCAGCATTTCCATATATCTTCCGTTTAGTAGATGAAAGTAGTATCCCAGTTAAAGAATTAAATCCAGATGATTTATTAGATGAAGTGTTTAATGGCGATAAAGAAGAAGGTACTACCCACAAAGGCGGCAAGGTTGAAAAGACTAAACACGGTGTTAAACATACTAAAACAGACTATGAAGATGCACGTACAGAGCCAAAAGAACCTTCATCACGCTATAAAAAAACACCAATATTAGATCCAGAAGATCAATTTGAAAGTTTTATGAACAACATCTATCAAGAAGGTGTAGACTCAGAAGACTATGTTGGAGTTTTTAGTAAAGACAGTGACATTAGAGATAATGCAATCGAACAACTAAATCAATTACTAGCAGGTGGTTTTAAAGGCGGAGCCGCTGGCGATGCTAATGTAGCAATGTCATTAAAAGACTTAGTACCTAATAATATTATTGGTAAGCTAGCTACACTAGATCCTGAATTAGATGTACATAGTGCATTACAAATGGCATTACAAGACGAAGCAGAACGTAATTCAGATTTACAAGATACATTGGATCAAATTGATTTTAGTAAAGGCGAAGAACCAGTTGGCGGAGAAGAAGTTGCGGCCGCAGTCCCTGCACCAACAGAACCTCCAGCAGTTCCGGCTACTCCTGAAGCACCTGTTGCTCCTGAAGCACCAGTTGCGCCAGGGGAAGAGCCAGTTCCACCAGCACCAGCACCAATTGCAGAAGACGGCGAAGATCCTCCATTTGATCCAGATCCTCCAAGAAAGACTCCAGTAGCATTAGCTGGCAAACACGGACAAGGTCATAGTACTGCTAAACATTTAGCAAAGTCTGGATTAATCAAAGCTATCCATGCGGCAAAGAAAGCTGGTGCAAATTTAGATACTGAACTAGATTTTGGACACAGCAAAAAAACATTGCATGACACAATAAAAGAATGTGGCATGACTCCACAAGATTTTGGGTTTGAACCTAAACAAAGTGGTATACAAGAAATTTTACAAAGCATTAGCGGTTTCTGGAATCGTGATGCAGAAAGCCAAGGATTGCACGAAGGCAACTTTACAAAAGGCGGCACTTGGACTAAGAGCCATGTAATTTCTAATTTTAAAAATGGAGCATATGAAGGTGCAACACCTGACGATGTTCGTAAAGTATGTAAAATGATTGACCGTTTGGATCCACCTAGCAATGGTGGTCAAGAGCAATCACACATTTTAAAACTAGCTGGCGTTGCACATCCAGCACATCAGATTGGCGAAGATAATACAGAAATGAGCGCCGACGATACACAAGATGATGACAGTGCCGGTGTTGATGATCGTAACGGCATGGATGTAGCTAGCGATGACGCAAGTTCATTGCCAACAGATAATTCAGCATTAGACAGTTCAGAAAAGCAAGGAATTAGTCAAGCCGCTCAACAAAACGAGCCAATGTCTCAAATTGCAAGAATGATGAAAGCCGCTGGTATACAAATGCCAAAGCTACCTGGACTCGACGGCAAGGAAGGCGAAGACTTGAGATTCGATGACATGGGTCCACAGATTCAAAAGTGGGTACAAACTATGACACAAAATATGCCTGCCGGTGGTACTAACAC